CAAAAATACAATGAAAGCCTTAAAAAAAGGTTAAGATGTGAAAATGTCAGCTTTAGAGCAAATGACAATATCTCTGAACATATTACTGAAAATGACATAAATTTAATTAGAGAAAATGTACATACAGCAATGTTAGGTGTGCTTGATGCTTTGGTTATAGATTACCAAAATGATCACAATACACAGGAAACAGCAAAAAGAGTTGCTAAGATGTATGTTGATGAAATCTTTAAAGGCAGATATTACCCAATGCCTAAAGTAACAGATTTTCCAAATGCAAAAAATTTAGATGAACTTTATACAATAGGACCTATTACCATTAGATCAGCTTGTAGTCATCATTTTGTACCTATATTTGGTAAGGCATGGATAGGTGTAATACCAAGTGATAGAGTTATTGGTATATCAAAGTTTAATAGAATAACTGATTGGATTATGTCTAGACCTCAAATACAGGAGGAGTCAGCAGTACAATTAGCAGACATCATAGAAGAACTAATCAAACCAAAAGCATTAGCAGTAATCATCAATGCTAGTCATATGTGTATGACATTAAGAGGTGTTAGGGAAAACGATTGTAATATGGCAACATCAGTTATGAGAGGATTATTCAAAGATGATAGTGATGCAAGGGCAGAGTTTTTAAATATAATAAAAGGTCAAGGTTACAGATGATTTATCTATCTGGAAGAATAGTTGATGATAATACTATAGGGGTAATGCTTTCCTATAATGCAAATCATTTAACTTATGATAGATTTGTTGACTACAGCAAAGGCAAAAAATATGATTGGGCAATGGATAATGGATGTTTCTCACAACCAAACAAATATTCTGATGCTGGTTTTATTAATCATTTAACAAATATAAATGACCACTCTGCATTGTTTGCTGTTGCTCCAGATGTACTTGGAGATAATGTAGGTACAAAAATAAGAAGCATACCTATGTTAAGAAAAATAAGAGAGCTTGGTTATAAAGCAGCATATGTAATTCAAGATGGTGAAAAGGTAAATACTGTCTGTTGGGATGAATTAGATTGTATCTTTGTAGGAGGCACAACACAGTATAAGTTAAGTCAAGATGCAGAAAACATAGTTAAAGAAGCTAAGAATAAAGACAAGTGGGTACATATGGGTAGAGTCAATACTTGGACAAGATTTAAGAATGCTAAGTATATGGGTTGTGATAGTGCAGATGGTAATTGCATTGCTTTTGCTCCAGACATAAATACCAAACTTGTTTTGTCTTGGCTTAATAATTTAGAACAGCAACCTTTCTTGGGATTACAACAATGAAATATATATCTACAAAAACATATAATCAAATAGCACCTGTTGCTTATAGACAATGGAAAGCAGATAGTCATTGTAATAATATACATGGGTATGCTTTATCTTTTCATTTTGAGTTTGAGTCAGACACATTAGATGCCAGAAACTGGGTTATGGATTTTGGTGGATTAAGACCTTTAAAAGACAAACTTGAAGAATGGTTTGATCATACATTGTTATTAGCATTAGATGATCCACATTATAATGATATAAAAAAACTAGGTGACTTAGGTCTTGCTAAAATTACAGAAGTAGAAAAGACAGGATGTGAAGGTATTGCTAGTTTTTTATATGAATATGTAAATACAATCTTTCTCCCCAGCTATGGTGAAAAACACAGAATATGGTGCTGTAAGGTTGAGGTAAGAGAAACAGATAACAATATGGCTATGGTAAAAGGACAAAGACATGACATCAATTAGAACACTACCAGATGGAATTGATTTTGGTTTAGATGCTCAAATACCTGTAAATGAGTTTTTTCCTACAATACAAGGGGAAGCAAAATATACAGGCACACCATCTTTATTTATAAGATTACAAGGTTGCCCTGTAGGTTGTGGTTTTTGTGATACAAAATATACTTGGGATATAAATATAGAAGATCAGACAAAAGATATAAATGAAATCATTGAAAAGAAAAATCTAGATCATTCTAAAAGTGAAGGTAATGCAAAACACAAAATATTTAATGTGGATGAATTACTACAACTTTGTATTGATAACCAACCAGATCATATTGTTTTTACAGGGGGAGAACCATGTATGCACAATTTAAGAGGCATAACTATGGAGTTAGATCAATACATTACAGGCAACAGGAAAAAAAGATTTACTACACAGATAGAAACAAGTGGTACATTTAAGATTAATTGTGATCCAAGAACATGGGTTACATTAAGTCCTAAAATAAATATGGCAGGTGGGTTAGAAGTTTTAAAATCAAGTTATGAAAGAGCAGATGAAATAAAATTTCCTGTAGGCAAACAAAAACATATTGATAATCTTATGAAGATATTAGATGATTGGTTTTTTCCTGATCATGTACAAATATGGTTACAACCTTTAAGTCAAAGTAAAAAAGCTACTGAACTATGTATAGAAACAGCTATGAAACATAATTTTAAATTAAGTTTACAAACTCATAAGTATGCAGATGTAAGATAGTCATGGAAAACTTTTATTTAATACCTGAATATAAAAAAGCCTTTATAGGTACAACATTAGCAAAGCCATCTAATCAAACAGTTGCAGTTTATGACTTTGAAAAATGTATAAAAATAATTATGGAAACAGATAAATTACCATATGATGAAGCAATGGAAACATTATACTTTAATACAATAAATGCTGATCTTGGTGATAAAACTCCAATAATAATACAAAGACATAATCTAAAAGAGATGGAGGGTTGGGACTTTGACGAGTAAAAAGAAAACAAAACAAATAAAAAAAATAGGCAGACCTCAAATTATTATTGATGAAGAATTGTGTAAAAAAGCAGAAACTCTTGCAGCACAAGGTCTAACAATGGAACAAATAGCAAATGTTCTAGGCATGAGTGAAGCAACATTGTATGATAAAAAAGATAAATTTTCAGAGTTTTCAGAGGCTATAAAAAGAGGAAAAGATAGAGGTATAGCAACAGTAACAAGTGCATTGTTTACTAAAGCAAGGGCAGGAGATAATACTGCTATGATTTTCTATCTTAAAAATAGAGCAGGATGGCAAGATAAAATTGAAAAAGAAACTATTATTGAACAAAAACAAATTATTGACTTAAGTAGGATAAGTGATGGAGAACTCAAACGACTTAAACAAGTCCTTACCAATGCTATTGCACCAAGTGGAAGCAGAGGAGATGAAAAGGTCATTGAAGGAGTTTACAAAAAATAGTTGGCAGTCAATAGAACCTAATAGAGAGTTTTATGACAACTGGCATATTGATGCAATAAGTGAACATCTACAAGCTGTAGTAGAAGGTGATATAAAAAGATTAATTATAAACATACCACCAAGACATATGAAATCTATAAGTGTTGCTGTTGCTTTACCAGCATGGACATGGACAAGAGACCCAGAAAAAAGATTTCTATATGCAAGTTATGCTGGTTCATTAAGTATAAGAGATAGTGTTAAGTGTAGAAGATTAATTGATAGTCAATGGTATCAATATTATTTTGGAGATACATTTAACTTAACATCAGACCAAAACCAGAAACAAAGATTTGAGAATGATAAAACAGGACAAAGGATAGCAACATCTGTTGATGGTGCATTAACAGGAGAAGGTGGAGATATAATTGTTATAGATGACCCTCACAATGTCAGAGAAGCAGAATCTAGCACAGTAAGAGAAGGTGTGTTAGAATGGTGGGATCAAGCTATGCAAACCAGATTGAATGACCCAAAAACTGGTGCATTTGTACTTATAATGCAAAGAGTACATGAAAATGATTTAACTGGTCATATATTAGGAAATGAAAGAAATGCTTGGGATCATCTTTGCCTGCCTGCACGATATGAAAAAAAACACCCAACACCTACCAGATCATCACTTGGCTTTAAAGACCCAAGGAGAGAAGAAGGAGAGTTGTTGTGGGAAAAAAGGTTGGATCAAGAAACTCTTACAAATCTTGAAAAGAGTTTAGGCACATATGCTAGTGCTGGTCAGCTACAACAAAGACCTATGCCTAAAGGAGGTGCTATTCTAAAAGCTGAATGGTGGGTAGAATGGGATAATGATAAGTTACCAGATATAGAATACATTGTACAAAGTTATGATACTGCATTTAGTACAAAAGAAAATAGCAGTTATAGTGCAAGAACAACATGGGGTATCTTTAAACAAAATGGTCAAGTCAATGCTATAGTTATAGAAATGTGGTATGATAGAGTTACATATCCAGAGTTAAGAAAATTAGCACAAGAAAGTTTTAATGATTGGGAACCAGATGCTGTGCTGATAGAAAAGAAAGCAAGTGGTCAAAGTTTGTTGCAAGATTTGAGGATGGCAGGTGTTCCTGTTTTAGCTTACAATCCAGATAGAGATAAAATTGCAAGAGCCCATGCTTGTAGTGCATTGTTAGAAGATGGAAGAATCTTCTTCCCAAAGGGTAAAAAATGGTGTAAAAATTTAATAGATATATGTGCAGCATTTCCAGCTGGTGATAATGATGATATAGTAGATACTTGTACACAGGCATGGTTAAGACTAAGAAAAGGTTGGTTTATAACTCACTCAACAGATTATGATGAAGATGACCAAACACAAGAAAAGAGGATAACATTCTATGGCTAGACAACCAAAAGTAATCCCATTTGCTGAAACAATGCCCTCTGATGATTTCCAAGTAGAACAAATAAATGATGATGAAGTATTAGTTGGTGATCCAGCTTTAGACATTGTAGAAAAAACAGAAACATTATTTGATGAAAATTTAGCAGATAATATTGATGCTAATGAACTTAACAGGTCAGCGACATCATTAATATCTAGTTATGAAAGTGATAAAGAAGCCAGATCAGAATGGGAGTTTAGATATAAACAAGGTTTAGAAACTCTTGATACTAATGGTGGTCAAGATGAAGAAGAAAACCAAAGAGCAACAAGAGGACTAAGTACAGTAGTACACCCAATGATTGCAGAAGCAGCAACACAATTCAATGCAAGAGCAATAGCTGAATTATATCCATCAGGAGGTCCTGTAAAAACTATAATTATAGGTGAACCAGATGAGGAGATAGAAGAACAGGCAAGACGAGTAAAAGATTTTATGAATTATCAAATTACTCAAGAAATGCCAGAATATTTTCCTGACTTAGATCAAATGTTATTTCAACTACCACTTATTGGACATACATTTAAAAAGGTTTGGTGGGATGCAAACTTAGAAAGACAATGTAGTGAGTTTGTAAAAGCAGAAGATTTTGTAGTTAGTCCTGATGCTAAAGACCTTTACACAGCATCTAGATATACTCATGTTATTAGAATGCCTAAAAATGAGTTCAATAAATATGTTGAAGCAGGGCATTATCTACCTAGTAAATATTCTTCTGAAGACATTGACCCATCAGGAGATATAGGAAGTGCTATAGAGGGTGTTGATCCTTATGGAGATTCAAGTGATCAAATAATGACATTGTTAGAAGTACATTCTTATGAAATGTTTGATGGCATAGATGGTATAGAAGATAATACTGATGATGATGCAGTTGCTTTACCATATGTAATTACAATAGATTATGATGCTGAAAAAATTGTATCTATTCGTAGAAACTGGGAAGAACAAGATGAGAAGAAAAAACGTAGAGATTGGTTTGTAAGCTATAAGTTTTTACCTAGTACAGGTTTCTATGGATTTGGTCTTTACCACATGATAGGTGGGCTTGGAAAAGCAGCAACAGGCAGTTTAAGAGCATTATTAGATTCAGCAGCATTTGCTAATATGCAAGGTGGATTTAAATTAAAAGGCAGAGTCACTGGTGGAGAAATGCAAATAAATCCGGGGGAGTTTGCAGACCTTGATGCTACAGTTGATGATGTGAACAAAGCAATAATGCCTTTACCATTCAAAGAACCAAGTGGCACATTATTTAATTTGATGAATGCCATAACTGATGCTGGTAAAAGATTTGCAAGTACAGCTGATCTAAATGTTGGAGATGTAAATCCAAATGCTCCTGTAGGTTCAACAGTTGCACTTATTGAGCAAGGTTCTAAAGCATTTAGTGCAATACATAAAAGATTACATTATTCTCAAGGACAAGAATTTAAATTATTAGCAAAATTAAATGCAATATATTTACCTGATCAAGTAAAATTTTCTGCAAGTAATTCTAACTCTATTATTTATGCAAGTGACTTTGATGACAGAGTAGATGTTATTCCAGTTAGTGACCCTAACATATTTAGCACAGCACAAAGGATTGCCCAAGGACAAGCTATTCTACAAATGGCATCAGCTAATCCACAGCTTTATGATATGTATGAAGCTAACAAAAGAATGCTTGAAGCTGTAAGAATAAATAATATTGATGAAATACTTAAAAAACCACAAGAGGCATCTAGGCTTGATCCAATAGATGAAAATATGTCTGTTATGTATGGTAAGCCTATAAGAGCTTTTCCAGAACAAGACCATGAGAGTCATATAGCAGTTCATATGCAATTTATACAAGACCCATCATTAGGTGGAAATCCGGGTGCAAAAGCATTAATACCAATATTAATTGCACATATAGCAGAACATATTGCCTTATTGTATCGTCAGAAAATGCAGTCAAGTATTAATATGACATTACCAAACATACCTGATCTTAGAAATCCTAAGTTTAAATTTGATGACATTGATCCACAACTAGACATGATTATAAGTCAAAGAGCAGCACAAGTTGTAGCACAAGCACCACAAATGGAAGCCATCAAACCATTAATGGCAGCAATGCAAGGACAACAACAACAAAACCCACTACAATATGCCCAACAACTAGCACAGCTTGAGGCAGATGCACTCAAAGCAAGGACAGAGGCACAAATACAGTCAGACATGGCAAAAGCTAAGCAAAACATGGATATTAAACAAGCTGAAGCTAAACAAGACCTAGATATAGAGCAACAAAAATTACAAGCTGATTTACAAGCTAAAATTCAAAAGCTAGAATTAGAATTGCAAATGGAAAGAGAAAAAAATAATTTAAAATTACAACAGGAGATGTTAAAAGATGGCTAGAATGGATATGAATAATCCAGCTGAAATTGCAGGACCAATAAGTGATAAAGAATTAGAACTTATGGAGGCAGGGGTTGATGGTGTAAATCCAACTATGCCTGTAAGAGGTGATGAAGGTGCTATGCCTATGATGTCTGATGAAGAAAAAAAGATATACATGGATTTATTAAATAGAGGCATACCAGATGATATGATCATTGAAATTATGGCAACTGCAAAATTAGGAGATGCAATAGGTGGGGCAACAACACCAGCTCCAGCAGTGAACCCATCAGAGTTTGGTGGATTGCCAATGTCAGGCTCCTCCCCAGCTAGTGGTAATCCATCAATACCAACAGTAGGTGGATCAGGTGCAGCAGGTGGTGCTATGACTAATCAAGATATGGCAATGTACCTACAAAACAAAGTCAATGAAATAAGAGATAGAACAGGTGGAAACACAGGTATGGGAGCATTAGGTGGAGTTGCAAAACCACCAATGCCAATGCCTAGACCTTTTGATGTAAGTGGTATGTCAACACCACAAAAAGAAATGGTAAGAAAAGGAGTTGATCCTTTTGCTGAAGGTATGATGGGAAGAAGGTAATGGCAACTAATCAAAGTTTTGGTGGTTTAGGTGGTCTTACTGATGATGAAAGATCAACATTAAACACAGAAGTAATGGGATTAAATACAAATCAGGCATTTGGTTTAGACACAGCAGGTAAAATATCATTGGGAGCAATAGGCAAAAATGCTTTATCTCCAGCTTTAAGTAATGTAATGAGTTTTACATCTTTAGGTAAGGGTTTAATGAATGCAAATCCAGATATGTTAGCATCTAAGGCAATGGGCAAAGATTATGGTTTTATGGGTGGAGTAAAATCTGTAACAGGTTTTGGTAGACCATCACAATCATTAGCAGACATGATGGACACAGATAAAAGTGGTAGTGTAAGTCAATCTGAACTAGATAGTGCATATGGCATAGGTATGACAGGAAGTGGTTATGGTGCAGGTGTAGATAGAAGTAATCCATCTTCAATGACAGGCATTGATGTTACCACAGGCAAAGATGTTGACCAGTTTGGTTTTTCAACTAATCCTTATTCATATTCTGATATGGATGCAAGAGGCATATCACAAGATACACAAACAGGAATAGGTAGAGGTGTTGATACTGTAGGTTTAGGTGGAGCAAAAGGTGCTGGATATACTGGTAGTAAGGGTGGTGTGTTTGGTTTTGGTAAAGCTGAAGGAGTAGACATAAGTGATCCAGAATCAACTGGCTCAACTGGTGTTGGAGTAAGTAATGTTGATGCAATGGGTAATACTGCAACAACAGGAGGTATAAGTTTTTCTGATGATGCACAAGCATCTGGTACAGGAGATGATGGTGGGACATACATATGTACTGCCCTTTATCAAATGGGAGATATGAAAAAATATATCTACAAATATGATCAGGTATATGGCAAGAGAGTTGATGAAGCTACATATCGTGGTTATGTTTTATGGGGCAAACCATTAGCAAAGCAAATAATGAAAAAAGGCATGGTTTATAAAATTGTAAAACCTATGGCATTAGCTTGGGCAAGACAAATGGCATTTGATTTATCAAAAGGTAAACATGGCACAAATAACAAAACAATAAAAATAATTAAAACCATTGGTGAAGGGATTTGCTATGCCCTTGGTCAAATATTTAGAAGGAGACAAATATGGCAGAAGTCAATGTAGAGAATATGGAAGATAATGCAGCATTATTCCAAGAAAAAATGGGTTTTGCACATAATGAAGCTGGGTTAGATTTATCTGATGATCAGTTAGTTAACTTTCTTTTACTTTGCCATCAAGAAATGATGTTACCTGAAGAAGAAGAAATGTCTGAAGAAGATGACATGGAAGGTGATGTTAAAGTCAAAGTTATGAAAGTTGATAGTGGCGATATGAGAGGGGTTATGGATCAGATACTTGGTCATGGTGCTCCTAAGGTAATGTAGCTATGATGAATACAGCAGGAAACATAGGTGCTTTATCAAATATACCTAAAGATATGCCACAGCAATCAATGTCACCACAAGGTGTGCAACAGGTTGGATTTAACAGTTTAAATGAATTGTTGATGGCTTTACCAGATGATTTTCCTTTAGATTCTGAAAATATTGAAAGAGCTATAAGAGAAATTGGTGGGGACAAAGGACAACAAGGCATATTAATTTATGAACTTGATGAATTAACAAAAAATCTTACAGAAGGAATGTAATGCCTTATAGCAAATATTCACCTAAACAAAAGAAACTAGCAGCACTTGCAGGGGATAAGAAAAAAATTACTGGTGCTGATTTAAAAAAAGCTAGGTTAAAAAAGAAAACAAAAACAAAAATGAAAAAGAAAAGGAAGGTATAATGGCACCTAAAACTGGACTTTATGCAAATATCCACAAAAAAAGAGCTAGAATCAAAAGGCAAAAGGCAGCAGGTAAAACACCTGAGAAGATGAGGAAAGTTGGATCAAAAGGGGCACCAACAAAAAAGAATTTTAAACAAGCTGAAAAAACAGCTAAACCTATTAAGAAAAAGAAAAGGACAGTTTAATTATGGCTAAAGGTGTAAAACATTATTTTAAAACTGGCAA